GCGAATACCAAGACATTAATCAATTATTACAAACAGGTCAAACAGGTGAGGCATATAAACAAGCTGCGCTAGAGGCTGATGTAGCAAGATTTAACTTTGGTCAACAAAAACCATACGAAAAATTATCATCTTATCTTGGTGCTGTTTATGGCGCTCCTGTACCTATTCAATCTACCACTACACAAGAAACAGATAGTGGCGGTAAAATCATTTGTACAGCAATGAATCAAGCATATGGATTTGGTTCATTTAGAAATGCAGTATGGTTAAAATATTCACAAGAAAAACTCACAAAAGAACACGAAGTTGGCTACCATGCTATGTTCTTACCATTAGTTAAAATCTCATACAAAATGGGTAATAAATGGTATAACAAAGCTGTTAGAACAGTTCTTGAACATCTTGTTAGACATAGAACAAAAGATATTTATCAAGAATCAAAAGGTAAGAAACGTGATACATTAGGTCGCATATACAGAAACATCTTTGAACCATTATGCTACCTTGTTGGTAAAATTAAAGGAGTTAAGTAATGAGTGACCCAATAACAATCGGTGCTGGCGTAGGAGCTGGTATATCTTTATTAAGAGGTGGTAACCCACTTAAAGGCGCAGCAGTAGGTGGACTTGGTGGTGCAGGATATGGCGCATTAACAGGTTCAGGAATGGCTGGTAACTTATTATCGCAAGGTGGATTGCTTTCAGGATTAGGTAGCAAAACAGCTTCAAGCACATTGCCAACTGTTTTAACGACTGAAGGTGCAAAAGGAGTAGCACCTAGTATATTTGATAAAGGTTTAGCATTTATGCGTAACAATCCAACAGCTACAATGGGTGGAATGGTAGCGGCACAAAACTTAATGCAACCACAACCAACATATCAAATGCAAACACCTGACCCACAAATAATTCCATCTCAACAAAGTCAAATGAATTATGTTCCTGCACATTTACAGTCACAAGTACAAAAACCAAGAGTAGATGTAACTGCACCAACAATGGGAGCAACAACACCATATAGAACATTTGGTTTTGGTGGAGCAAATATGTTCCGTGACCCAAGAGAACAATACTTAAACTATCCACAATACTAAGGAAAAGACATGGCTGGAATATTAGATTATTTAAACCCATTTCAAGCAGGTGGGTATGACCCTGCCCAAGGAAATCAAACTGGTGTAAATCTACCTAATATATTTATGACTCCTGACTTAAATCAAGCAGGATTATTAGATGTAGATACGCAAAGAGCGTTACAACAACAAGCTACTAAAACAGGCGGTGTTTTATCTGCTGTTGATTTTCTAACTAGACCTAGAAATTTAAGAGCAGGAAGTGCATTGCCATACATAGGCGAGGCATACAAAACAGGATTTGGTGGCGCACAAAATGTATATAATTTAGGATTAACTCAGCAATTAAGAAATATGGCTTTGAATAAACCAGGAGCTACATCCACACCATTTGAAAAAATAGATTATAGTAAAGTTGATGTTCCAAAATCAGATTTAAAAGGATTTCAAAAGTCTTGGGAAGCAGGCGCTCCAGACTATAGTTTGTTAAAAATGAAACAACAACCTGTATTTACTCAAACTAAAGCTATGGAAGAATTTGATAAAAAAGCTGTTCCTGACTTAGCAGAATTTGTTATTGGTGGTGGATTTTCTGATGCACAAAAATCATTAACACAGCTAAATGAAGCAGTCAACAAATTAGAAACTACTCCAGAAGGAACAATTACTGGAAGATTAATTGGCGCACAACCTGATTGGTACAAGCAAATAAGGAATAGAGAAGCTGTAGCAACTAAAGAAAAAGTTGAAGAAATTGTACAGCGTAACTTACGCTTAATTTTAGGTGCGCAGTTTACACAAGAAGAAGGTAAGCGATTAATTGAACGTGCATATAATCCAAGTCAATCACAAGCAGAAAACGCAAAACGTGTCAGATTGTTGCAAAAACAAATATACGATGCTGCAAAAACAAAACAAGATGCTTACGAGTATTTACAACAAAACCAAACATTAGCAGGTTTTGAAGGCAAGTTATACAATCAGTCAAATCAATTCTTTAATGATTATGATGCTACATTAAACGCAATGGAATCAAATGAAGAACCTAAAGATAATTCTGGTCAATGGACTATTGTCCCTTAAACAAAGGATAACAAATGGCAGAAATGCAAATTTACAAAGTAAAAGCACCTGACGGAACTATTGTTAAAGTACAAGGACCAGCAGGAGCTAGCCAAGAAGATATTATATCTAATGCAAAAAGATTGTTTTCGCAACAGTCAGCTATGCAGCCAACATCTAACGTGGGAGTAGGTTCAGCTAGAGCATTGGGTCAAGGATTAACTCTTGGGTTTGGAGAAGAAATAGAAGCTGGTTTGCGCTCAGCTGCATCTGCAACACCTGGATTTGGTGAAGTTGGATTAGCAGCAGGTATTCCTACAGAGCCAAAGCAAGGAGATATATATGACCAAATGGGATTAAGAACTAAAGAAGTATCTCCTGAGTTTAGACCTTATAAAGACATTAGAGATGAAATTAGAACATCTCAAGCTCAATTTTCTTCTGAAAACCCATTACTATCTACAGGTTTAGAATTAGGTGGAGCATTAGCATTGCCATTTGGTCTTGGTGTAGCAGGTAGATTACCTAAAACATTAGATACAGCATTACGTTCAGGCTCTGTTGCACAAAGAGCAAAAGCAGGAGCTGCTGTAGGTGGTGGAGCAGGCGCAATAACTGGTGCTGGCGTTGCTCCTGAGTTAGAAGATGTGCCTAGTTACGCTGCTGGATATGGCGCAGGAGGTGCAGCATTGTCTGTAGCAGGCGGTGAAGCAATTAGAGCTGGTGCAAAACTTACAGGCGATGCGTTTAGAAACATTACAGAAAGATTAGGTTTTGGTGATGTTAATAAAAGAGCAACAGAAATTATTACTGACAGACTTTCTGCTGATGAATTAAGTCCAAATCAAGTAAAAGATATATTTGAAGAATATAGGAAATTAGGCGTAGATGACGCTACTCTTGCAGACCTTGGTAAAAATTTACAAGATTTAGGTTATCAGTCATATGTTGTTCCTGGAGCAGGTAAAACTGGAGTTAAAGAATTTTTAGAAAAAAGAACTACAGAGTTACCAGATGAGATAGTTCAAGGTCTTACACAAAAAGCTAAAGTTAAATCAGATGTGTTTGGCTATGATTATGTAAAACAATTATCTAACAATCAAAGAGCAGCTGCTAATAAAGCATATCCAGAAGCATATACTAAAGCTATACCTGCTGAACCATTTAGAAAGTTTGCAGACAGAAAAGTATTTTTAGATGCGTATGACGAAGCTGTTAAAAAAGCAGATGTATATGGAGAAACATTACCATCATTTGACCAGATACAAAATGCAGACTTTGTTCCAACAGAATTATTACATCAAATAAAAATTGGTCTTGATAGAGTAGTAAATAAACATCAAGATAAAATTACCGGAAAAATTGATGATTATGGCAGAGATGTTTTAACAGTTAAAAACGAATTCAATGACTTAATTAAACAATACAACAAACCATATGCTCAAGCTAACGCTAGATTTGCAGATGAAGCAAGAATTAGAGATGCTTATGAGATGGGTTTAAAATACAATAAACTCACCACAAGTGAACTAGCAGACAAAGTAGGTAAATTAAATCCTGCTGAAAAGGAATCATTTAGAGTTGGTTTATTATCTAACGTAAAAGAAGAATTGTCTAAGTTTAAATCAGGTGATTTTCAAAGAAGAATATTTGCTAGCGATAAACAAAAGCAAGCATTATTAAGAGCGTTTGATAACACAAAAGATTACCAAGACTTTGTAAGACAATTAGAACTACAATCTAATAAACTTGCCACAGAAAGACGTGTCCTTAAAGGCTCACAAACTTATGAAAATATAGCTACTGCTGACCAAGAGTTATTAACCCCAGAAGTTTTAACAGAAGCAGCTAGAGGTAATATAGGTAGAGCATTAGGTGGCTTAGTTAGCGAAGGTGGTGCTAGATTAAAATATCCACCAAGAACAGCAGAAGCTGTAAGAAGAAAGCTATTTGAAACAGACCCAGCAAAAAGACAATTAACGTTAGATGAAATTGAAACTTTGCTAAAGCCAAAAAGAAATAGACTTCCTGCTGGCATATTTCCATATGTATCAGGAACATCAGGATTATTAGGTTCTGAATGATATGGCGCAATCTAACCCTACCCCCTATTAACTTATACAACGTACCGAGGAATTATGAAAGACATAGACCCCTACGAAATAGGACATCTGACGGCAGAAGTTCAACAGCTAAAACAATCTCAAGCAGAGATGGAGAAGGATATTAAAGAACTACTTGCTCTAGCTAACAAATCCAAAGGTGGATTCTGGGTAGGTATGGCTATAGCATCTTTTGTTGGTGGTGTTATAGCGTTTTTACTAAAAGGCTGGATAGACCATTGAGCATAATATACGATGTTATATTTGCATTATTTAAACTGTTTATTGTTCCAATACTGTTCTTTTTCTTTTACTTCCTATTTGCACTAACTGCTGTGACAGAAAAAATTATTATTAGTATTGATAAACTGTTAGATAATATTATGGAATGAAGCTCGATATTAAAACAATAGAATCGATATACGATATGCTCATCTCAACTCATGTGTTAAGAGATGTTGGATTGCCACCATCTTATGAAGTTGAATTTGAGTTACTTTCTATAGACGATAATTGTATGGCATCTTATACACCAGACCCTGATACCATAGGTGTATGTCCACAAAGACATCGGTTCTTAACAAGCGTTATCAAATCTGTATTACATGAAATTATCCATATGACTAATCACTATTATGGTAAGTCTTATTTACGTCATGATAAACGTTTTAAAGAACTACGCAAACATATTGCTGACGAACTAGGTTTTGATGAAAACGAAATATAAGGATTCGCATGAAACAAGTATTTTTAAAAAGACTTTTAGAGTCAACGACTTCATGTATGGTAATGATGACACAAGGAAATGTGTTAGCAATATCTTTGGGTCATTGGGAAAAAGCATTACAAGTTGGATTAATTGCATCTTTAGCAACTATATTATTAATCAAGTTACATAAAGAAGATTTAACACATAACCAATATGTTATGGCAGGAGTTATAGGTATATTTACTGCTGTAGCAGATTTAATTGCACACCCTTCTGGATTTGGTGGAGTAACAACAGAAGCTATTGTTACAGGTATTGGTGCAGGATTATTATGTATATGTTTAAGTCATATAAAGGGATATAAATGATAGGTATATTAGCAAAGATACTAGGTAGTGGTGATGTGATTAAAAAAGGTTTAGAACTTATTGATGATATGCACACCTCTACAGAAGAAGAAATAAAAGCAAAGAATGATGCAAAGATTGCATTGTTAGCAGCTTATGCACCATTTAAATTAGCACAGCGATACCTTGCTATTATGTTTTCTGGAGTCTTTGTATTCATCATGTTAAATGGTGTTCTAGGGGCATTATATGGTATTATTGATATGAATAACGTTAATGAAGCTAAGGCATTTGCTAATGAAATGTGGTTAGGTGAAATAATGTTAGCAATTGTTGGTTTTTATTTTGGCGGAGGATTGTTTGAATCAGCGAGGAAGAAATGAAACTATCTCCACATTTTAGTTTAGAAGAACTCACTCATTCTAATACAGCTGCTCGTCTAAATATAGACAATACACCTACAGTTGAAATTATAGATAACTTAACTTTTTTAGCGAAAGAATTAGAAAATGTACGAACTTTATTATCTCATCCTATGCTTATTAATAGTGGTTTCCGTTGTCATGCTCTTAATGATTTTTTGGGAAGCAAGCGAACTTCTAGCCACACGAAAGGTTTGGCGGTTGACTTCATTAGTCCTAGTTATGGTAACCCTCGCAGTATTGTTAGTGCTATAGTTGATGCAGATATTAACTATGACCAAGTTATATTAGAATATGACAGATGGGTACATTTATCTTTTCATCCTGATAAACCACGCAAGGAAGCGTTAATAATAGATAAAAAAGGTACAAGACTTTTTAGTTAATTATGAATAATTCAGTATTAGTCATCTCTGACTTACATATACCATATCACCATCAAGATGCGTTTGACTTTCTAAAAGCATTAAAAAAGAAATATAAGCCTGACATGATTGTAAACATTGGAGATGAGTTAGACCATCACGCCATCTCTATGCACGAACACAATCCTGATTTAATGTCAGCTGGTGATGAGCTTAAGAACTCTAGAGTCTATGTAAGAGAACTAGAGAAGATATTTCCTAGGATGACCCTAGTACATTCCAATCACTCATCTTTAGTATATAGACGAGCATTAAAATATGGGCTTCCTAAGGACTATTTAAAGTCCTACAACGAGTTTTTAGGCGTTGGTAATGGTTGGAAATGGGTAGATGATTTAACGATTACGCTATCAGATGGTAGCCGTTGTTTCTTTACGCATGGAATTTCCGCCGATGTTTTAAAAGTTGCAGCCCAGTATGGGATGAATACAGTTCAAGGTCACTTCCATACAAAGTTTAGTATAGGTTATTTTAGTAACCCTGAAGCACTTATTTGGGGTATGCAAGTCGGTTGTTTAATTAATCAGAAGTCTATGGCATTTGACTATGCTAAGAACTTTAAATCACGCTTCATAGTAGGATGTGGCATGATTATTAATGGACAGCCTAAATTAATGCCTATGGTCTTAGATAAGGATGGTCGATGGAACAGAACGATTCCCTAGAATTTCTTAATTCTTTTAAGAACCAAACAGTCGACAATATTGAGTTTATTGAAGACGAATCAGAAGCCTTATTAAAAATTACATTCACAAACCAAGAGTCATTTGTTATCACAGGTGATAGTATGAATTTATATTTTGCCTTACCTAAGGATTTGGAATTTCACTGATGGATATTAATAAGATTGCTCGTAAGATTGAGGATTGCGTCATAGAAGATTGCCAAATCGTTTATGGTGAAGACACACTTATTATGACACTAGCAGCTCCAGATGGGAACATATTTACATTAGAGATTATAGTAGACAGCATATACCTTGAAGAAGACAATTGAACTGCCTGACGGCACACAGACCGACAATCATTCACAAGAGTACCAAAGATATTGCGAAGCACTCAATCTATCCAAGAAACCGCTTATGCAAAGACGTGCATGGTTAAACAAACTAAAAGATGAACAACGTGTAGAGAAGTTAAAGTATTGGCTTACGCTAATATGGGATAATAGAAAAGGATAATTATTTTGAAGCCCAATCGTACCAAATGGTTAGCAACGATTTTAGCTTATCTATGCCGGTTTGGTCTTCCGCTATTGTTTGTTCTGTTAGTCCATTTTTATGCACTTTATATATTTTGTCTACTCGTGCATCACCTGGCTTTGAATAGCCAATAACCAACAACACAATTGTATTAGGTAAACTAGATAGCGCCTTTAATAAATACTTTTGCCCATCTAACATATCTCTTTCATCTGGATGCTTCCATTCCACAATCAAAAAACTATCTCGTATTCTATCCTTACTAGACCGGTGATAGCACATATCTATATTAGATGCAGACCATTTAGGGTTCTCTGGGATTAGTCCTTCAAATATACCAAAGTCAACGTGTTCTGCTTTAGGATTCTTCATAGGCATACAATCACACCACTTTCTGTTACTTTACATATTTGTATTGTTCCATCTGGTTCTAATATGGTGACTGTATCATTTGCATAAGCATCAGCTATCATAAAATAAATTACAGCTGATATAACTAATACCCATATGTATTCTTTATCCATCTTCGCTCTCCTTAATTAAATTATCAGGATACATTTTATAAAACTTACCTTTTACATCATGCACCATCTCTAATCTTATATCTCCATCTTCGTGTTTATGTATTTGAATAGTGAACCATTCACCCTCAATCGCTATTCTTCTTGTTATCATTTTTACATATTCCGTGTGCTGACAAGTCTCGACCACACCACCATTTCTTCTTGTCATATGTATTAGCAGGTTGTTTACATTGGTGGCACACCTGCCCAAAAGTCTTAATCTTCGTCATGCAATGGGTCGTCTATCCATTCATCTGGTGTTACTGGTGATGCTTTTGCTGCCTTTTCTTCTGCTTCTTTCTGTTGAGATTGAATAAAATTAACTAACTCTTGCATATGGTCACCAGCTTTTAAAATATCTTCATCGCCATTTTTCAGACCCTCTCTGGCAAGATAAGCAATAATGACACACTTTTGATATCCACGATATTCTTCTGGTGTACACCATGCTCTCATAACTTCCCAAGGCTGAATCTCTAGCTTTAAATAGTGGTCACCGCCAACTTGTGTTGCTAATGTATCAATCATAATTGTTCCTCTATAATTAACATATTTTTATCATATTCACAGGAGAACTTTTTGATGCGTGTATAAACAGTTCCTTCACCTTCAACCTGTGCCAATAATCTACCTTTATGGCAGACTAACTTTTGTGGCTCTTGTGGTAGAGACACATAATACTGTAATACTATACCAATAATTAACAATATCATAATTACTAGCACAAAATAACTCAAGATTTTACTTACCATAAACTAATCCTACCTTGTCTGTAATACTTGTAATACAGAGTATAATTACATTAAATCTAGAAGAAAGGAGATTGGCTATGTGGACAACACCATCAGCAACAGAAATGCGCTTCGGCTTTGAAGTAACAATGTATGTATGCAATAAGTAATTCATACTAATTCATGGGGGACTTACATCCCCCTGAATAACACCTTCATTTTATTATTAGACCGCTTTACCCAATCATAATCAAATCTAACTCTAACAATACCTTTCCTTCCTCTTACTCCACCTAAAGGAACAGCATTGCTAGGCAAATACTTTAGATTTTCTTGTGGAACATATCGATAAATAAATTTACCAGGGGATGTCATCTTCACCCTCTAAAGCCGGAGCTGGTGCTTGTTTAGGAGCAGCATCACCTTGTCTAACTTTGTAAGGTATATCAATAGAACCTCCTTGATATTTAGTACCTTTCTTACTTTCATTAACCCACAGAGATACATCTAACTCTAATACATCATACTTCTTTAGGTCAGCTAATATTTCATTAGATAGCGTAATAGTGCCAGTATATTGTGGTTTGTTGTTACTAGTATCATCTTGTTTAAAGATTGCGATACTGTTTGGATATTGTGGATTTTGTGCCATATATTATTCCTTATTTAATTCTCTTAATGTTTTAACGACTTCATCTACCTCTAATAAAAAGGTAGACACTTCTTCTTCAAGCATTTCTATATACTCATTATCACGTTCTACTTCGATAAACATGAGTTGTAGTTTAGGCTCAAAGTTTGGATTGTAAGAAACGAAGTTAGCATACTCTGCGCCTGTGCAAGCAATCTGCCACTGCACCTGGCTTATATATCGACTAGGCAACTTACGTTCTAACAAATTAGTTGTATGGGTGGTTTCGATTGGACATTTAATCTCAAGCACACCATTGTCAGGTAATAATCCATCAGGACTAGCACCTGCCATTTTAATTGTAGGGTGGTCTATAAAGCCGACCTGTTCTACTTTTATATCACGAACAATCTCGTATATTTCACGAGCTGTATCTTCTCTATCAATACCATCTTGCATAGCTTGGTTGATATAGGTATCTGTTTTCTGATTAGTTAATCGTTCTGTAGCTAACTGCATCTTGTAATTTCTACGAACAGCAGCTTCCCCTGATTTTATTTTGGCAAGCACGTCAGATACTTTACTTGCAGTAACCTTACCTAAACGTGCCTTAAACCATTCGTCTGTGCGTTGTTCCATTAGAATGGGTCTCCACCTTGTTGTTTAATAGCATTGGCTACTTCTTCTACACTAGCCACTGATGTATCTATACCAATACCTAAAATGCCTAATGCACGACCAACTGCTGATGTTTCTGCATTTTCAATATAACTTGTTTTATTTATAAATGAACTTCCTTCTTTTTCATACGCATGACCAGTTGCTACAATTTGACCATCAACTACAACAACTGCTTTAAATACAACTACGCCATCTTGATGAGTTAATATTTCAGTCATAATAGAGCCATTAGGATACATTTCTCTAAATCCTCTAATTCGCTCATGAACTTCTACATACTCTTTATTACTTTTGCCAATTTTTATGCTATTCAGCTTAGGTGTAACAGTTTTAACTTTATTTTCTTTCATCTGTTGTTCTTCCTCTTGTTGTAATTCTGCTAGAGCTGCGTCATTGTCTGCACGCAAATCATCTGTTATGTCTTGAATTGTATTAATTAGATTATCCATGTGACTAATACTCCTGCAAATATAAGTAAGAAAAATATTACAGTATCTAATTTATCCTTACGTTTGTTTTCTTTGATATGTTCTGACCAGTGATTAAATTCTCTCATAGTTATACTCCTAATAAATAATCAATGTATGATTCTGCATCTTCATGCTTCTTAAATGACTCTTGATACAGATTGTTTTCAAAGACCATATAAACATCTTCATCCTGGTCATGTTCTATTTTATATTCTGCACGAGGCTGTGATTCTAAATAACCATCGTAATCTGTCAACCAACTATCGTAACTTCTAAACATACTTCTCTCCTTAAATATTATTTACTCTATCATATGTATCAGACCAGAATTTTTCTAATTCTTCTGGTGTTGTAACACCAACTCTAGTCCAATATTGTATATCCTCATTTGCTTGATTTGCAAAAGACACTTTTTTATTAGTTCTTTTAATATAAGCTAAAAGTTCTTTTTGTTTCTGTGTTAATGTTGCCATACTTCTCTCCTTAATTAATTACTACAATATCTATTGTATACATAAAAAATATTAAGTCAAGCATATTGACATAAATATTTTAATAAATTATAGTGTTGCATAAGGAGGTCAATTATGACATTTAATGAAGCAATAAAATTATTTAAGAATAGACGTGAAATGGCTGAAGCACTAGGCGTTACACGCCAAGCTATTAGTTTATATAGTAAGAAACCAGAGAAAGATTTACCTAACTATAGAGTATTACAAATTGAACACTACATTAGCAATAAACAGATTTAGTCACATTGTGATTGATAAAGAGGGATTTTCATTGCGTAAGTTTTGTAGTTATCAAGATGCAAAATGGTTTGTAAGAGACAAGCCTGAATATATGGTAAAGAAAATTAAGATTAACTTAGATGATTTTGAGGAGTGTAAATTTTGAGAATCAGAAATTGGAGTAAATTTCAACCGCCTATGAAAGATAGAAATGTTATATGGATAAAAATATATAGACAGATACTAGAAGATTATGAGTGGCATAATTTGTCTTCAGACAGTAAAGCAACATTATTAGAGCTGCTATTATTAGCATCTGAAAACAATGGGCAACTACCTGAAGTCCACAAGATAGCCTTTAGATTAAGGAAGACAGAGGATTTCATTAACAAGCAAATCAGTCTGTTATCACATTGGTTACAAGATGATAACAACTTGATAACAACTTGTGAACAAGATGTTTCCCTAGAGAAGAGTAGAGAAAGAGAAGAGAAGACATATGTTCGTTTTGATGAGTTTTGGAATTCATTACTACCTAAACGTAGAGTCAATAGAAAAGGTTGTATAGAAAAATGGAAAAGTCATAACCTAGATACTGAAGCTGATAATATACTGTCATGGTTAAAACAAATGAATATGACTAAGGAATGGAAAGAAGGATTTAATCCATCGCCTGAAGTCATTATTAATCAACGTAGGTGGGAAGATGGTGTTACTAAACCTACAACAAGAGGGAGAGTATTATGAGTGAGATGACAGCAGGTGAAGTATTAGAGCAGTTGATTGTCACTAAAGAACAAGTCGATGAAGCAACAGGTAAGATTATTCCTCAAGACTTTAAGATTAAATCAGCACAAGGTTATTACGACCAATTACAAAAGTATTACGCATCAGAAAAAGGTGCAGGCTATAGTTTACCCTGGGCAAAGACTGATGGACATTTTGCAGTCAGGCTAGGTGAGCTAACGATATTGCAAGGTGTATCTGGTCATGGTAAGTCAATGATGTTATCTCAAGTATTTCTTTACTTGATGCACTACACTAAAGTCTTGATAGCATCTATGGAAATGAAGCCGGTATTAACACTAGATAGAATGATTACCCAAAAGCTAGGTAGCAATCAACCCACACAAAATTACATCAGACAATTCTGTAAAGACTATAACGACAAACTATTTATTTACGACCAACAAGGTGTCACAACTGAAGATGATATGTTTGCGACATTGTTGTATGGAAAAGAAATACTAGGTGTTAATGTATTTTGTATCGACTCATTAATGAAGATAGGAAACATTAATGAAGACGATTACAACAGCCAAAAAAAGTTTGTAGATAAATTAGCTGCATATTGTAGAGACATTAACATCCATGTCTTTTTAGTTTGCCATACTCGTAAGATGTCAGACGAATATCAAAGACCAGATGCAACGAACATTTTAGGTAGTAGCCATATCAGAAACCTTGCTGACAATATTCTTTTGTGTTGGCGCAATCGTGAGATAGAAGATTTAAAGTTTTCTGGTAACTTACCACCTGAGAGAGAGAACGAACCAACTGCTTATTTGAGTGTACAGAAACAACGTAACCATACATTTGAAGGAACATTTGGTTTGTGGTTTGAAGAAAAATCATTAACTTATAAGGAGAGACCATGAATTTAAATGACGTAGTAGAAAAATTAATCAAAGAGTTTAATGCAGACACATATCGCATTAAGGATAAAAACGGAACAGTAATTAAATTTGTTAAGAATGGTACGGAGGTGAAGTATGAAAATAAAAAAAACACTACATGTGACTGATAAAGGTAACTACTTACAAACCGCCATTGCTGTGGTTTCATCTTTAGATGAAGGGGTGTATGATATGATAATTATGGATAAAGATTACGCAAGAAGCCATGACCAAAATAGCTTGTTATGGGGTGTTATCTATAAAGGCATATCAGATACAACCGGATATACGATAGATGAAGTGCATGACATATGTCGCATGAAATGGCTGACTGAAGACGATGGTGAATTAAAGTCAACCGCAGGATTAACCAAGACTGAGTTTAATGAGTACATTGATAAGATTATTAACTGGTCTAAGTCTTTAGGAATAGGGTTTGAAAAAGAGCGAGAAAGAATATCTACAACGTCTCCATGATTTTGGATGTGTTGTATGTCGAAAACACCTAGGAGTTTACACCGAGCCTGCAATGCACCACATACGTCATGGAATGGGAATGGGAATGAGAAATTCTAATGACATGGTACTCCCACTATGTGGAGCGCATCACCAAACAGGAGGGTATAAAGTTGCCCTCCATGCAGGTCAAAAAGCGTGGGAAGAAAATTTTGGTACAGAAATGGAACTTCTAGAATGGTTAAAGGAGAACCTTTAATGTTTGAATATGTGCTTGTAGTTTATTGGACAATGCAGACACCAGAATACATAGGTAACTTTAAAAGCTGTGCAGATGCTACGCAATGGTGTCAAACACATTGTGAAGAAGCAGAATACACAAGTTGTTTGCATGAAGATTATATTTATATGCCAGCAGGTTTTGTTAGAAAGGAAATTGATAATGGGAAAGGGAAGCAGTAGAAGAGTTGAAGATACTGAAAAAATAGAATCTAATCCATTTTGGGAAAATACAACATTTGCTAAAAAACAAAGAGAAAAAGATGCCAACAAATCTAAACATACCGACAAGAAAAAGACTGACTGACTTAGGTTACTTGGTCGAGAATGTAGAGAAGTATAATACATTTAGTCGTAAGAAAAATGACTTGTGGGGATTTATAGATTTCCTTGCTATTAGACGAGATGAAGTATTAGCAGTCCAGGTCACATCTAAAAGCAATATGAGTAGTAGACGTAAAAAGATTACCGAGCATGAAAATGTAGGTAAGGTTCGTGAAGCTGGAATACGAATAGAGTTGTGGGGGTTTTACAAAGAAGGTAGAAAATGGGAAGTTAAAGTGGAGGATTTATCTTGAAACTAGATGAGCTAAAGCATTTGTTGGAGTTGTGGGTACGCTATATGAGAAGTGATAAGGCTGAGATAGCAGAGCTAGGTTATCCTAAAAAGTCTGCATTTCTAGCAACTGGCGGTGAATCTACCAATGATGTGTTTGAGGATATGTTTCATGCAGGAGAGATAAAGAAAGTAGAAGTATTACACGCTGTCATTCATTCACTAGAGCCTGAACAGCAGAAGGCTATCTATCATTTTCATCTAAAAACTAAAGAACCACTATACGCAATGATTAAATATCAGAACGCTATCGACAATTTATTAACAATTGTAGGCAGAAGACTTGATTAATTTTGAAAAAAGAGTATAATTGTGGGTGGGAAGAAGCGTCCAAAGCTAGACATACTCCCTCCATCTAAGAAGCCCAGTTCTCTCTCTTGCTGGGCTTTTCTTTTTTAAGGAACACATATGCCGTTGAAGAAGGGTAAATCAAAGAAAGTTATCTCTGCTAATATACGCACTGAGATGAAATCAGGAAGACCTCAAAAGCAAGCAGTTGCAATTGCATTATCTAAAGCAAAGAAAAGGAAATAATCATGCCAAAGGTTGGTGGAAAAACATATAGCTATACAAAAGCAGGTATGGCAGCTGCAAGAAAAGCTGCTAAAAAGACAGGCAAGAAGATGACAACTAAAACATCTTATGGGAAGAAAAAATAATGGCAAAGGCTGGTCTTTATGAAAATATCAGAAGAAAACGTGCAAGAATCAAAGCAGGAAGCGGAGAGCGAATGTCGCCAAAAGGAAGTAAATCAAGACCAACAGCAAAAGATTTCAAACAAGCAGCCAAGACGGCTAAGCGACCTACTAAAAAGCGTGGGTGATTGTGTGTGAAAGTCCATGCACTTATGAGTGCTATTTAATTGATAACAAATGTATAAGATGTCATAGAACAGTAGATGAGATTAGAAACTGGATAAAATTGACTGATGAGCAAAAACAAGAGATAATCAACAGATGCTCAGAATATTCGTAGGATTTGATGGAATAGTAGAACCCATTGCTTACCATGTGTTTTGTCAAAGCGTCATAGAAAAGGCAAGCATACCGGTAAGTTTT